TAATTTAATTTTAGCTTCTGCTCCCGCCCTGCCTTTATCAACAATAGCAACGTGGTTATAAACGATATTCCTTTGAATTGCGTCATAGTGTTGACCTTTATAATCACCTTCTTGATCTTCTACATCACATTGATAACCACATGATAATTCTACCTTTTTTTCGTCCTTAACCTGTCTTACGGCTTCTGCGTCCATTATGTTCACTTTTCCAGCAGTATATTCGCCGTCTTTGTTTATTTCTTCACCTGTAAAACCCACTTGGTGCAATTTTACGTTACCTGAATCAAGCATTGAAAGTGGATGATTGTTTGTAATGGGTTGTGAGGCAAGCGATTTAAGTGTATCAACTTGGAATACTTCTTCTTCTGGTCTTAATTCGTATTTAATAGAACCATCATACATCATATACTTAAAAATGCCTGTTCTTGTAAATTTAGCAGCTGCTCTCAAATATCCTTGTTCAGTAATTTCAATCTTATCTAATTTTGCAACGTCAAATCTTCTTGAAGTCATATTATTACCATTGGATAATTAAAGTTAAGGTCAATATATATTTTACTATAAATGAAATTAATAAAAAAGGTTTTTTTTTGTTATATACTTTTTAGATAACTGGAAGGGCGCTGCAACGGCAATTTATATCTTCTCCCGGGTGACCTGTATCGGCCGGAGGATTGTTCCAACTAAAGACACGCTGGTTTTTAGATGCGTGGTCTGGTCTTACTCTTTCATCTTGCGCTGTCTGCCAAACATATTTTTTTATTCCATTATGTGTTTGCCTCAACCTCGATAAATCGCCATAAAATTTTGAAGTTTGGTCACGAGCTATCAATTTGGCTTTGTTTTTGGTCAATTTAAACTTGCTTTGAAGCTCTGTTTTTATTTCGTTTGTCAACTTACCCCTTCGCACACCTTCTGTAATAATTGTTTCAACTCTATTAAAGTGTTGTTGTGAAATTGAATTTATTAGAGCAACGTTTTCTTTTATAAAGCCCTTAACTTCACCATTAAGCCATACTTCTGATGTAGTTAAATTAATGCCAACAAGCTTAGTTGAGAGCTTATTGAAATAACCTTCACTCGCTGAATTGACGTTATAAGCGGCCTTAGTAGCAATCTGCTGTTGTTTCTTATCTGTAACCTCACCATAGAAATTGATTCTAAGCGTTGCCATTACGTCATCAATCTCATCACTCCACTCATCCATGTGGTCTAATGTAGGCCGTATTCTTTCAGCCATATCAACTATACCCTTGATTTGAGGGAATACTATTTCATTTGTAAGCCTGATTAAAATATTAGATATGCCGTTCAATTCTCTAATGTAATCGATTGCCAAAGTGAGCGTATCTGGAGGGATAGGAGGCTTCTTTATCCTTTTTCCGGTCTTTTCGCTCTGAAACTTAGCCATATTAGCCAAGTTAGAGCCTTCCCTTGCTATAAGCTCAAGTGCGCTTTCATCTTTTTTCGTTAAAGACATTAGACCTCAATTATTATTCTTCTTCGTCCGGTTCTACTGGATCTTGCTCTCTTAATAACGCTCTATTCTTTTCATCAAGTGTAGTTTCGATTGAATATCCGTCTGGTGTAAATCTTGAGTCTGCTATTTCACTTTGCGATAAAATCCCATTGCTTAAATATCTTTCATCAGCTTGTGATTGAACGTTGTGAATTTCGGCCATTTCTTTATCCGTCATTTGCTCAATGCTATTAAATTCTAATGTGTAGCTAGGCATCTTGCCTCTTGCCATAAATATAATATTTAAAAGTTGTCTGTATTTAGGTCTAAGTTGTTTCTCTTGCCTGTTTTTAATGTGATTAGCCCATTGCTTACGTTCTGATTCGCCGGTGTTGCCTAACCCACTTGCACCTTCACCGAACAAAAGAGTGTGAGGCAAATCGGTTTCCATTAAAAGGCGTTGTGCCATTTTATTTAACAAGTCCGACAACCCAGCAACGCTGGTGCTTGTCCTGCTGTATTTCTCGCCTGATTTCAACACAACAGCATTAACAACTGAATTAACTTTAGCGATAAGCTCCAATCGTTTAACAACAAGTTCCTCTCGGCCTTGGGCTATGAGATCATCAAGTCCTTCTATTTCAATTACTGCTTGTGCAAAGTCTGATAACAAAGCAGCAGCACCATCATATCCAGTATGAAAATTGGCTAGAGGTTTTCTTAACCTAGAAAATAGAGTATCACCCCAATAACTATTACTTTTCATTATATTAAAAGGCAATTTGACACCATCAAACCTTATAAAGCGTGTATGATGAAATTTATAAGTATTTTCTTTTTTATTTGTTGGATTATTTTGCAAAGAATAAAATTCAGGTTTTCTAAACGCAGGATCGGCAGGGTCTGTTATAATGTCAGTTGATAAAACGTTTAATGAATACCTATCAACTGAAACAAGGTATTCTATTTCGCCAATTTTCTTAGTTAAATCCAATGGCTCTATTGGGTCATCACCTTTAATGCCAATTATAACGCCACCGCCACCGTACATATCACCCCATAGACAACTTTCTGCCATCAATGTGTCAACGTCCCATTTTTCAAGCTCTTGTTGCGCATATTCCGCTAAATTTTCATCACCTTCAATTATTTTAATTTCAAATCCTTCTCTAAACATTTCTTCAATAGGTTTATCTAAAATTCTTGCGCCAACACCATCCGCTTGGTAAATATCCTCACATTCTCGTTGCTTGAGCAAGCGTTGTACTGGTGCGGCTTGCATTGTTTTGTCATAACCTGTGCCTATGTTAGTCATAACATTCTGCCAGCCGTCCATTTTCTTCATAGATTTCTTGTAGTTTGATAACGCTCTCTTATAATCCATAATTGTTTTTTTCTTAGTCATATATTGCCTCCTACCATTTCAGGAAATTCTCAAGGTTTGCTATACCGCCTGTCGTGTTCATGTAATTTATACTCTGAGACATTGTGTCCACCATATCATCAAATTCACCATTCGGAAAGTTAGCACACTCATCAATAAAATCACCAGCCCAAGATAAAACATCAGGATGCGGAATTATTATATTACCTGAATCTTGTATCGCTGATATTGCTTCCGCTCTTGCATACTTACTGCCTTTTGGTTCAATAGGTTCAATACCTGATACACTATTTTTTAATGCACTGATAATCGCTGGCCCATTGGCTTTATCTTCTATCAGTATTTTAGTGGCTTTAGGCCATCTATTAGTCATTGTGATAACAGCTTTTAATGTTTCCACAAAATCACATTGTTTGCGCCATTGATCTAACAAATAATAGTCAGCTTTTATTTTACCCCAAATTTGACCACAAACATAGGAGTTTTTCTTGCCTTCTTTAAAATTCATATCCCAAGATTGAATTAACTTGTCAAAATGTCTAGGCCGCTCACGCCAATAGCCCCATCTATCACGTTTAAACAGATTACCTTCTTCTTCTGATGGTCGACCCATATAAAGAGCATTCCAAAAATAAGGGCCGAGAGTTTTTTTAATTACTTCTAATCGCTTTCTTGAAAACATTTCAGGCCATAGAGCATCATAATTATCAGACCAAGCTGGAAATTCTAATAATACCCAATTTTCGTGAGCTAAATCTTTAAGAGCAAAACCAATAAGATCGTCCACATTCCATCGAGTGCCCATTAAAATAACAGCACCATTTTTTTGCAATCGTGTTGAAACAGTTGATTTAAACCAATCTTGAGTGTCTTTTCTTATTAACTCACTTGCGGCTTCTCTATGATCTTTAAAAATATCATCACACAAAAAAACGTGGGCTCCTTTTCCATTTACAGCACCGCCTCTACCAACAGCATAGTATTTACCATTTCTGCCAACGGCAAATTCCTTCTTGGATTTAGAGTCACCTGCTAATTTACATTTAGGAAATATTTTGGTGAACATCGGATCTGCGATTTGATTTTTAACCTTACGTCCGAAACCGCTGGCAAGTCCCTGTTCATAGGTTGAATATATAACAAAATTGTTTGGATTGCGTCCAAGATACCAAGCAGGAAAGAACTCGCCTACGTTATAAGTCTTGGAATGACGAGGCGGCATCACAACAATCAATCTCTTAATTAATCCGGCTTCAACTGCTTCAAGGTGTGCGCAAAGAGTTATAACATGTGGTGGAGATAAATAGTCAGGCTCCATGTAGCTCGCATAACTTGCAAGATTTTTATATGCTAGTGCTTCTAGGCTCATTTAACGCCACATTGGAGGAATGAAAACACCCTGACAGGTACACTTATCTTCAAACCAGTTGTAATCAGCGTTTTTAAAGTTCTTACAAGCTAACTCACATAACAACCAACCGCCAGCCCATCCTTGTGATTTAGACTCAGGCTGTTTAACAGGATTAGAACCTTCATTTACTACAACATCACAAACTAGAAAATAATCATTAAAGAACTTTTCCCAATGACAAGGATTGTGGTTTATCTCGCTCATTTATCCCCCTTCTTATCCAACGCCGCCATTAACTTCAACTTTTCCTTTTGCGCCTTCAATGTGGCTTTGGCTATTTTGGTTGATTGCTCGTCTGTTATCTCGCCTAAGTTTTGACCCTCTGCGCCTGTTAATTCGTTCCTGACGCTGAACTCGTCTTTTGCCCTACGTTCGAGATACCACTTGGCTGTTTCCTTCTCGCTTAAATCATTGTAGATTGTCTGCATAGCAATAAGTTTAGGTTCTTCTTTAATTCCTTCAAAAAACTTAGAAAAATGAGGATGAATTTCAAGAAAATAAGATAACTGTTGAAGCGTAATACCCGCATGACAACACGACATAGTATCATTACAGCCCATTTTTTTAGCGGTTATAAATTGACTGATTTTTACTTCACTCAGCCACCAAGCATTAGCTGTTTTTCTCACTTCATAGACACCGTATTTTTTGTCTTTAATCTCATAAGCTACTTCATTAAGTATATGATGATGTGTTTCATCTTTAGTTTTTTTAGCCTCAGTAGTCTTTTTAGGTTTCTTGACTGCTGGCTTTCTCTTTTTGGTTGTTTTCTTTTTCATGATTTATCCTTTTTTTCTTGCCTTTTCTTAATAATATATGGAGAAGGCCGATTATTAAAATAATCTTCATAATATTGACATAAATCATCAAATAAATTATTTGCATGTTTACGACCAGTCAATTTTAGTCTTTCCACATCTCTCCTACCTAATTTCATCAAGTCAAAAACAGTTTTAATATTATAAACTTCTATTAATTTTTTGAATAAATCAATAGAACGTTTTGGATATACAAACAAATAATGTTTCACAAAATATTCTATTGCAATTTTTTCTCTTTGTTTATCCTCATAAAACTTTTTGGTTGTTTTCTTTTTAGCTTTCATAATTCAATATCTCCATTTTAATATGATTAGCAACAACTTCCATGAATTTAGGCATCACAGCATTTCCAAGTCTATCTATTGCTAATGACCTAATATCACCCTGTTGATTTTAGCTGTTTCATAATTTCTATGAATAAACCTTTCATCTTACCTTTAACCTGACCAGATACGTTTTCCATAAGAAACACTTTGGGCTGTAATTCATTTATTAATCTCACAAAATGCTCAAACAAATCATTTCTTGAATCACATATTTTTCTCTTTCCAGCGGTTGAGAAGCCTTGGCATGGTGGTGAACCATCCAAGACATCAAGCTCACCTTTTTTAATTTTGCAAAAATCAAGTATTTCATTGCTTGTAACTTCTCTTACATCCCTAAGCCATGCCGGACAATCAAAATTCAATTTGAATGTTTCATGAGCGTTCTCATCAAAATCTATTGCTAAAAGTTCTTTATAGCCAGCCCATTTATAACCTAATGAACTGCCACCACATCCAGCAAATAAACTTATCACAGTTGGTTTATTCATATAATTACCATTTGTAGCCACATTTTGGGCATTCGTTATCTGTTTCAATATTTTCGTCAAATTCTGGTTGATTTGGTGCTTTTGCTTTCTCCAACTCCAAATCTATATAAGGAATATCAACAATATCTCTAAGCTCTGTAATTTCGAGATTAGCTTCTTCAACGAATAGCTGTAAGCCGGAATCATCAATTTCACCGTACATCGATGCGGCTAGGAGTATCTTTTCCTTTGCTTCCTTTTCGTTCTTAGCGTCTATATAAGCAACTGGAAATTTACCACCCTCAATAGAGTATCCTTCATCGAGCATCATTTTGATAACTCGTTTGCGCTGATGACCATCATTTATCTT